ACCACAAAAAAGAGAAGCAGGTAGTGTAGTTCCGCTTACACCATTAGAAGGAAAATTTGAACCTTTTAAACCTATTAAATTTGGTAAAGAACGTTTGCTTGAAGAGATATCAAAAAATCCTACTCACAAAGCTGGTATTGAGCATGTTGGAGAACAAAATATTATAGAAAACAAAGGTTCGATAAACGGTAACATGGGCGTTTATTATCCAGCTGGCGGACCATTTGGTAATAAACAACGTAGGATTGTTTATGACAGTAGCAAAGGTTATACAAATTCTTCAGAAACATTAACACACGAATTAAGACATGCTGCTTCTGATAGAATGTATATGGAAAGACTTCAAAACAAAGATTTAGGATTTGCTCAAGGTTTGATAGAAAAAGGATATGTAGATCCTAAAACATTTAAAACAACTGGTGAAAGTCCTTGGCAAGGTGTTGGTGAAGAAGCGAGAAACAGATTATACGATCTATCAAATATTACTAGCGCTTCTTATTCTAGCGCTCAAAGAGATGATGATAATAGACATTTAGATAAGTATCTAAATCAAGGTTTAACTGATATGGATTCTGAAAGTGAACGCAAATCAGTACGTGAAAGAAGAAGAGAACAGCTTTATGAAGCTAATCAAGAAATGGACGCATATTTTGCAGCCAAAATGGGCGCACCTTCTGGAGACTTATTAAAAGCATACTTAACATCTGGCCAATAAGAAGGAATATAATAATGGCTAAATTTTCAAAAACAACTGACGATGAACTAACTCCACCGCCACAGATTACTGTTATTGATGTAAATCAAAACAATCCTGCAATAAATCAACAAACTGCACAGGTACAAGCACAAGTTGGTTTAGCTGAAGTTGCTATTGATAAAGAACTAGCTGAACAGCAAATAGAAAAAGAAGATGAACATTGGATGAAGCATTTTTGGAGACCAGCAATGGGTTGGCTCTATATGCTTATTTGTTTTGTTGACTTTGTAGTGTTTCCTGTCATCGCAATGTTTATGCCAGTAATATACAAAGGATTTGGAGCAACTATGGCTTATGTTCCTTGGCAGTCACTTACATTATCTAATGGCGGATTGATACATCTTGCCTTTGGCGCAATTCTTGGTATTACATCATACACTCGTGGTATGGAAAAAGTTAGCAAATAAAAAGGGGGCACTAAGCCCCCTTCTATCTTAGTTATTACCAAGCTTCTTAAAGAAGCTATCCATATCTTCATCTTCATCTTCATCAAACTTAGGAGGAGCTGCTGCCTTAAGCTTTGGTGCAGGAGCTTCATTCCATGGAGCATCATCTTCCTCAACAACTGCTGTAGCACGAGCAGCTGCTGGAGTACCAATACCAAGTACCTTAACCATCTTACTCTTTAGTTCATCATATGACTTAAACTGAGAGGGATCAAGGAACTCTTGAAGAGAATAGGCCTTCTTCCAAATTGATTCCATTTCTGAATCATTATCTGACAAAGGACCGGCCTTAGCAAACTCTGACTTATCGTAATTACGATAACCTTCGACATTACGAATCTTAAGCTTAAAGTTAGCACCAGCCCAAAGATCAAATGGGTTCATAGCGTCTTCGTCAGCGAACTGAGGATTCATTGCTTCGTTAAGCTTATCAAAGACCTTCTTGCCATACTTAAACAAGAATACCTTACCCTCGTTCTCAGGATTCTGCTGATCAGTAATAACAAGTACGTTAGAAACAAAAGTAAGCTTACGCTTACGATCACGTGCAACGTTCTTGTCTGATTCCAATCCACTATTCCAAAGTTCTGTATTGCCTTCACAGACAGGACACTTATGAGCAGCACCACGAGTAGTAGGACAATTCTCAATCATCCAAGAACCAGTCGGGCCCTTAAAGCCATGTGAGAATGTACGCACAAACGGCATATCTTCATCACCAGGAGCAGGGAGGAAACGAATTACAGCATATCCATTACCCGCCTTATCGACGTTTGGATACCACATACGATCGTCTTTGGAATTTTCGAATTGACCGCCTGAAATCTTTGTGAGTTCAGAAGTAAGAGCTTCGAGGGACTTCTTACCAGAGTTAGCCTTAAGCTTTGCAAAATCTACCATTTGTATTCTCCATATTGTTAATATTAATCGTATCATGTTGGACTGTATAAGCGCCCAACAATGTATTTAGTATAACCCTACGAGCCAAATTTGTCAAGCACAATGTTTTTCACCTTTTCTCGATCATATGTAATAAATGGTCGATACTTCATAATCTTATTCAAGACATCTTCGACTGTAGGATCATACTCAAATCTCTTTGACCAGTACGCAGAACATTTAACAAGGTCAACGAGAATTACCAATGTCTCCAAACTAATTTCTTTACGAAGAAGCAGTTTGATTACATATGGATGGGTTTGGTCTTCAACTTTGAAATTGGAATCAAAATCCGCATTCAGTTTAGACAATTCTTCTTTAAACAGGTACATCAGTGATTGCTGACGTTTAGCCCAATCTTGGTATACTCTTACAGCGCTTTCGCTATAAGCAATATCTCTAATCCAAAGTTTATTATTTTCAAGCAAATTTGCAAGGATATAATTTCTCGGATCATTATGTTTAGCAACTTTTTGAAAGAACAGTTTATCACTTCGTGATTCGAACGATTTGATATTTAATTTGCTCTTGCCGTTGTATTTAAAATAATTGTAAGACGGTTTTGTAAAATGATTCTTTAGAGCTACATACTCTTTGTAACATTCAAAAGCAGACATCATACAGATACTTTGTTGTAATACTCAGCAAAAAAGTTACGTAAAGCACAATCCATATCGTTGCTGTCTCCTTTGTCTAAAAGGAATGTTTGATATAGATGCCAAATTTGCTTATCAAGTTGTTCAAAGGTTTCGTATTTGGTACTTACCTTACCTTCAATTACAGTATAACCTTTATCTTCGAGATAGTCAACAATATCTGATTCATCAAAGTCATTAAGATCGAAATCAACATCAACTTCTACAGTTGCCGTTCTTCTTGTACTATACCCCATTACAATTTCCTCATATATTCTAGAAATTTAAAATAAAGGCCTTTCTCACGACCATGTGCTTCAATTTCCCATGGATGTTCCCAATAATCTAGTTTATTGTCGTCGTAAACCTTGCCTTTCCATTTGACACGATTTACTCGTACATAGTCCTTTAGCTCGCCTTTTGCATATTGTTTAATATGCACCATCTCATGTGCAAGAACAAGCAGCATATTACGTTTGCCTAAATTTGGATCTATTGTTATTGTGAAATCTCGGGCTCGATTGTTATCGTCATTCCAATCACAAAAACCGTAAACATTTTTGTTTAGATCTGAATTATCAAACTCAATCAGCAATTCTATTTTATCGTAGAGCCTATCACCGAGAAGGTATTTTCCATACCACTTAACAGCTTCTTTACATATTTTAATTGGTACCTTCTTGGGCTTCCCTGATGTTTTTAATATCATGCAGTTCTCCCATATTGTCCAATAATATTTATATTGGGAGTCTAGCGCCCTTTTTCAAAACATTAAGATTTTCTGCTTCAATTTGAATCTTTGATTTCATCACCGGATCCTTTTTAATTAGACCAGCAATGTACTCAACTTCAATTTTATTTGATTCACACCACATCAATACAGCATCAATGTATTCCATATTTTTTGTTCTACAGAGATCTTCAATATCCTCAATAAATGTATTACTCATTTGGATCATATTCATAACCTTTAATTAATTTAATACCATAATTTACCATATCTGAAGAAATTAAAACAGATATTACTATACCTAACATTTCCCACGCATTTGGAAATTTTGATAGATATACTGCACCATAGAAAACAAAATGAGCTAAAACGATAATTAGAACGCCAACAGGTATATCTTTAATCTTTTTCATAATGTCTCCTTAAGATGGTAGGAGTGCTAGGATTTGAACCTAGTCAAGAACGCCCATCTAGCGCTAAAGGGTTTATAAGACCCTCCCGTGTACCAACACCCACTCCCATAAATGGCGCCCTCTGAGCGATTCGAACGCCCGACCCACGGAGTAGAAATCCGTTGCTCTATC